ATAGAATGCTTAAAAGAACTAATCAGAATTGTAAAACGAATAAAAGGATGAGAACAATTAAAGATGTCACATTTGGTGACGCAATAGTTAGTTTGTTATTGATAGGATATACTGTATGGCTATTAGCATTACTCTGTCTTATAACATGGAGTTATACTTATTTTGCTAAGTATGGAGTTATGTGGCCATTCTTAGAACAGTATGATCTTGGTAAAACATCTGTATGTAGTGCTATTCTCTTTATAGGGATAATAGTGCTTGCTAAAGGACTAGATGCTTTCTTATATAGAGAGAGAAAAGAAAGAGAGTAGTTTTTTCTCGTATAATAGATAGAGAGAAATTGCTCTTTATGCTCTTGTATTTCAGACACTTAACTCTGTTTTCGTACGCTTAAAAGTGTATTGGTACACGCTTAAAAGTGTATACATACACACTATTAAGCGTATTACAATAAAAAAACGTAAAAATAAGGCAATTATATTGCTTATTTACGCTAAATTTACGTAAACATAAATTTAAGTACTATGAAAAAATCATTTTTAAAAACCTCTTATTCAGAGGTTGCTACAGTTATTGATAAAGAAACAGGAGAAATTCTTGATGTAACTATTAATAAAACTTCTTATCTAGCTAATACCAAAGAAGACTTTTACTTAATGTATTCTTCTATGGTTTTAATACTCAAAGGCTCTACAGATGTTAAAATGAAACTGTTTGCTGCTCTCTTAGAAAGATATTCACAAGGACAGGAGTTTTCTATGTCTAAAGGTTTAAAAGAGATTATAGCAAGTGAAACTGGGTGTAAACCTAGGTCTTTAGATAGTGCTTTTACAGAATTGGTTAAAAACAATGTTATTGTTAGAATCAATACTCAGTTGTATAAAGTAAATCCTAGACATGTATTTAGAGGGTCCACATCCACTCGTAATAATGAATTAAAAGCTCTTATAGAATTAGGATGTAAAGATTGTTAATAACTAAATTGATTAGTTATGATATATCTTACTAATACAATAAACATTCATTCTCATGAGAGGATTACTCTTGAGGAGTTTAGGATAACTAAAACACTATACTTTAGCAGATTAAAGAAAATGGATTATCATGGTAGATCTTTGTCCTTCAGGAATACTTATCACTCAGAGGATAATGTTACTTGGTTTAAGTATAACAATTATTTATACTTCTCTCTAGCAACTAAACCTGGATCCATACAGGAAAAATATTACTATGGAAAACAAATTATAAACAATTAAACACAAACACATGAATTTATTTAAAAAGTACAATGGTCACGATGAAGAAGTGGCTAAAGAAGCTCTTAAAGCTATTGTTATTAAAAATGTTACTAAGTATGTAATGGCTCAAAAAGATGCTTATGATTTACTTGGATCTGAAAAGTATAACACTAAGTGTAAGAAGAAAAATAAATGTACTCTGTGTAATATAGAGGTGCATTTAGAAGTTATGTCTGATTATCAAGGTATTACATCTGAAGCATGTAAAATGTATGAGATGTTATTTGATGAGGAAATTGATATGGATGCTATTAAAGAAGAAGTAAAAGCATTAAGAAGTAGTGGTAGACTTTCTGTAAAAGAGAAAACAGGTAAAAAGAAAATGAGAGATGTTGAACTTGAAGTACCTGAAGATGCTCCAGAAGAAATAAAATCTATTACTAATGCACTTCAAGGAATATTAAGAAAAAAAGGAATGAAGGATGTTTCTGTTAAAGTCACTCGTGTTGATGCTAATGAATTTGCCTTAAATCCTCAAGATTATGATTCTACTGAAGAGTTTGTATCTGCTTTAATGTCAGCTAAAAATGCTAAAGAAGCTATGGATAATGGTAAATCTGCTGAAGATGTATTAAATGATGCTGTTGCTAATAGAGCTGTTAAATCGATTAAACCAGAAAAATTAAATTAGTTAAACCCTGAATTGCTCCTCTAGGAATAGAGGGGCTCTTCTAAAAACCTACACACAATGAGCGATAACGAAATTATTCAAAATTATAAGAGATCTTATAAGATTTTACCAGAAGCAAAGCTAGCTTCATACGACCCTAATATAACTCGTGGAGATGTTGAATTTCACATGAAAGAGTTATTTCACCATCCAAGATTAACTCTTGAGATGGTTCAAGTTTACAATAGGTTAGAAAGAACCTGGAAGTTATTAACTGGATATATTGACACTGAAGCAAGTTTAATATAATGGGAAAGAAAGAAAATCAAGTATCTATTCACAAAAATGGTGTAATAGTTAGATCCAAGAATAGAAGAACAGTTATAGTTGAGACACATCCTGATATAGAATTTCATGCTGCAAATATTCTAACATTTGTAGGATTAACTTCTAATACAGGCCCTTTAGCTGGTGCTAGGAGTGATGTATCTTCTAATGGTAAAATTAAAACAACATCTCTTGGTTTTAGTGACCAGGGGATTGTTGATTTATATATTGCACTTAAAACGTATTTAAACAAATAAATCAAATAACTATGTCATTCAAACAGATTAAAAAACAAGTGTTAGATCAGTTCGACTTTATGGTAGCAACTGGTGGAAAATTATTTATTACAGATGCAAGTAAGGAACTCATGTGGGATTCTTATCTTGAAGGGTTCTCTGATGAAGAACGACAGGGACATAATTGTAATTGTTGTAAGCAATTTATTAGACATTATGGTAATATTGTTGTCATTGTTGACAACAAATTGAGTACTGTATGGGACTTTGTATCTGAAGATCCTGAATATAAAACATCAGTAGAAATGTTACAAGTTATTGTAGGTATGTCAAACATCAGAGATATCTTTGTTAATGATTTTACCAAGTTGGGAACAAATTCTAATTTTGATATTGATAATCAGGTTACATGGGAGCATTTCTATATTGAGGCACCTGCTAGTATTAAGGTTAAGAAAGATAAAAAAGATACTATTATGTCTGATTTTAGACAGGCCAGAGCTGTATTTAAACGATCTCTTGATGAGATAACTATTGAGGCTGCTGAAATTGTTCTTGATTTAATAGGTCAAGGATCATTATATAGAGGAAGTGAGTTTGAGAAAAATGTTAGATTCTTCTTAGCCTGTCGAAAAACATATAATACTCTAGATACCTCTGAAAGAGATAACTATACTTGGAGAATTTCAGGTGAAGTATCTCATCCTGCTACAATAGCTATTCGTAATACAGCTATTGGTACATTGCTTGTCAATCTATCTGAAGGTATGGATTTAGATGCTGCTGTAACAGCATGGGAGAAAGTTATGGCTCCAACAAATTATAAGAGACCTTCTGCTATAGTTACAAAAGGAATGATTGAACAAGCTGAGAAAGAGATTGCTGTTCTAGGTATAGCAGAATCTCTAGGAAGAAGATTTGCAGTAGCAGAAGACATAAGTGTGAATAATGTGTTGTTTGTGAATAGAGATGCTAAAGTGGCTGCGAATGTATTTGAGGAAATGAAAGAAGATGTAGTTGTGTCAGCTAAATCTTTTAGTAAAGTGGAAGAAGTAACTATTGATAAATTTATCAATGATATTCTTCCAACATCTATTGGCGTAGAAGTGCTTGTTGAAAACAGCCACTTAGCAAATCTAGTTTCAGTTATAGCTCCTAAAGAGCCTGCTGCACCTAGTCTATTTAAATGGAACAACCCATTCTCATGGTCGTATGTGAATGCATTAACAGACTCTTTGATTAAAGAAAGAGTTAAAGCTGCAGGTGGTAATGTAAATGGTATTGTTAGGGTATCACTATCATGGTATAACTATGATGATTTGGATTTACATGTCAAAGAACCTAATGGTAATGAGATATTCTTCCAAAACTGTAGAAAACCAGCCATATCATCCACTTCAGGTCAGCTTGATGTTGATATGAATGCTGGTACTGGTCAAACTAGAAGTGGTGTTGAGAATATTACTTGGACTGATGAGAAGAAAATGCTCGAAGGTCACTATGAAGTTTATGTGAATCAATATGCCATGAGAGAAGTTCAAGATATTGGTTGTGTTGTGGAGATTGAGCACAAAGGTGAAGTATTTACTTTTGAACAACCTCAAAAGATGTCTGGTAAAACTCTCATCTGTGGTTTCACATACACTAAGGCGCATGGTCTTGTATTTGATGGTGGTGCCAGTTCAACAGTTAAATCTGTTCAGAAATGGGGTATTAATACCAACAAATTCCAGAAGGTATCTATGATTATGAACAGTCCTAATCATTGGGAAGGGCAGGTTGGTAACAAACATGTATTCTTTGTTATTGAAGGTGCCAAAAATGATGAGTCTCCTAGAGGATTCTTCAATGAATTCCTTAAGGATGAACTCACCAAAAATAGAAAGGTGTTTGAGGTACTAGGATCTAAACTAAAAGTAGAGCCTAGTGACAAACAGCTTACAGGTGTTGGCTTCTCTACCACTCAGAGAAATGCTATCATCTGTCGAGTAGATGGTACTTTCAAAAGAGTATTAAAAATTAACTTTTAAAGTTCTATACATTGTGGTATTATTTGTATCTTTATGATATAAATAATACTGACAATGATAGTAACAAATGAAAAATTAGAAAAAATTAGGAGTTTACATCCATATTTAAAGATTCTTAATATTAATGGTAGATTCTTAGATGTTGAAGATAATTATGGTATCTGTAAAGTTCAAGTTTATCCTTTATTAGTAGGTAATAAACCTACTATAGCTACTGCTCTTGATAAGAACTCTTATTTTAGTAATCAATTAAAAGAAGTTAATACTAACTTAACTTTAATAAGTGATTATAAAAATGCACGAACAAAAGTGTTAATAAAAGATAAGTATGGAGTTTGTGAGGTTCTTCCAGGACATGTCTTAAGACAAATTCCTTGTATTGAGACTGCTGTTAATAAATCTCAATACTTTATAAATAAAGCAAAAGAGATACATCAAGACACTTATGATTATACTAATACAATCTTTAAAAATGGCTTAACAAAACTCTCTATAATATGTAAAAAACATGGAGAGTTTAAGCAAGATCCTTTTACCCATCTAAAGGGAATGGGTTGTATAAAGTGTGGTAGAGAAAATTTACAAGGATACTGGTATAAGAATATAAATAATCAAGAAAAATATTCTTCTTTTTATATTTTAAAGTTTGAAAATGAATTTGAGATATTTAAAAAGTTTGGAGTTACAGTAAATTTACCAAAAAGATTAGAATCTCTTAATAGACAAACAAATCATCAATATAAAATAACAGTGATTAGACTTATTACTAGTACTGTTAGATATTGTTTTGCTTTAGAAAAGAAATTTAAATCAATTATTAAACTAAGAGGAGCACTATATACCACTAAACATAATTTTTGTGGTAAACATGAATGCTTTATATAAAACAATTTAAAATTACAGTTTATGAAAATAATAAGATTTTTCAAGAAATTATTTGGAAGTGGTGGAGGTTGTCCTAATTGTGGTAGCAGTAACTTAGATGGTGATAATATGGCTGCCTGGTGTAATGATTGTGATTGGGATAACTTTGGGTCGTACTAATGTTGAGAAAGGAAGATTTGAAGGTTGGTGATCATGTTCATTACCAGCCTTCTCATTACCTAAAGGAGGATAGATGGGAGAATGGAATTGTTAAGGTGATTCCTGAATTTACAGTGTCTTCTGTTAGGGTAGTGTACAATTGTGGTGGTGAATGGGATCACTATGAAGATTTTACATCAGCAATGACTGATTGTAGGGATTTAAACAAAGGTTGGAGAGATTAATTTAATACTAAACATTATGAATATATTTGAAGAAGCTTCAAGAAAGAAGCTAAGATTTTCAGTTCCTAAAGGAACAATGAATGTAGAGGATTTATGGGATTTATCCTTGGAAGATCTGGACAATATTGCTAAAGGAATCAATAGACAGCTTAAAGCTGCAGATGAGGAAAGCTTTATTACTACTAGATCTAAGGAAAATACTATTGAAAACCTTAGATTTGATGTGATACTTCATGTTATCACTGTTAAAATGGCTGAAGTTAGTAAGAAGAAACTTGCCAAAGAGAGATCTGAGAAACGTGCTCAATTGAAAGAGTTAATTGAGAAGAAATTGCGTAGTGCTCAAGAAGAGAAATCTATTGAAGAGCTTGAAAAAGAGCTTGCATTATTAGATGAATAGTGGAAACAAAACTATGGGTTTATAATACTAGAATAACAATTAAACCCTCTGATGGTATTAGCTCAACAAGAAAGTTAACTTCTTTCTGTTGTGCTAATGGCATTAGGAACTGTCTACTGAAATCACAAGGAGGCTGGTATTATCTTCACTTAGATGGTACTCTAGAACTGTTGGACAGATGTCTTGGTAATATTACTTTTGAAGAATTGTTTAATTTAGCAAAAAAAGAAAGACACAATGACTAATTTAATAGAAGATTACCTTTGGATTGTAGTACTGGCTGTAGTAGCTTTCACTATTTACGTTTCTTATTTATTAAACACAAACAACGATCCTTCTGATATCGATGATGATGAAGAAGATGATGAAAATAAACCATATTACCATTTATGAAAACACCCGAACAGATTTTAGAAAGATATCTCTCTCCAGCATCAAGAGACTTTTTTAATGCACAAAGAACAGTATTAATGACCCTATTACCATTTAAAATGGCTAAACCATTCTTGGATCCAGGTTATGTAGAAGAAGCTGAGAAAGGTTCTCTTCCTGAAGATGAGTTATGGATTGAAGATATAGACCCTAAGGAACAGTTAATGAAGTTCTTTCCTGAAATGCATAAGATTGTAGGAACTGAAGATACTGTTAGTATTATCAAAGGATTCCTATGTATTAAGACATGGATTTGGGTGATAGATGATCAATTCTTTGATCACATGGAGCTATCATTTGATGAGAGCCTCCTGGACAATAAGGACTATATCTTGAAAAAGATAGCTGACCATTATGGCTATAAGCCAACTATTGAGGATATTGAATTTGAAGAAATAGAAAATGATAAAAACTAGATTAACTCCAGAAATTTTACTGACTCATGGGTTTGTAGAATTAGAAGAAACAGATATTGTAGGAAGTCCTATTTATAGCCTTACAAAACCTGTAACTAAATATGGTCAGTATCATTTCGATATTAGAGTAGTACTTAATCCTCACTATCCAGATAGTAATCCAAATAGTGGTATAGTTTCCATTTATTCACCAGAAGAAACAATATCTTCTATACCACCAGATCTTTGGGAAAAAGAGGAATGGACTGAAGAAGACCAGAAAAGAGCTGATGAGCATACAATTGTATGTGAAGAATTACATCAACCAATAGCTTGGCATGTTACAACCTATGAGAGGTTGGAATCATTAATAGAATCATTAACTTTAACAACTTTAGAATATGGCAAATGATGCAAAAGGTAAGCGCAAAGTGTATTTCACAGTAGGTGGAAGAGGATTGAAACCAGATTTAGATGTGAGAAATGTCTCTGGTGGTAGGTTTAGTAAAAAAGTAAGAAAACACAAAGCTGTCAGAAACAGTCAGTTTGTGTCTCAGTTACACCTTAATGATCCATCGTAATGGAAGAGGCAGAATCATATCCAGGAAAATCTTTATCTGTTAGTGGACATATCCCATCAAGTATATTACAGATGAATGGAGCTCAAGGTAAAGAAATGCTCAAATTCATGCCTAATGGTGATGTCTTTATTCATGGTAGATTAGCTGCCAATGATATGGAGATTGTTGAGGGAATACGTGAGTTTCTAAAGGCTACAGGATATATTAGACCTAAAGAATGTGAACTAGGAGATATTTAAGAAAAAAGTGAGTAAGCCTGACAAGAGGGGTCTGATTAGCGTAGTCAGTAGGTGCTATCTGCCATGAATTTGGATTAAACGCTTACATCTCTTCTGTAAAATTTAGCACTTTACAGATAGGACCCTGCTCACTTTTAAACTGCTCACTGAATGAGAGAAGGTATTAAACACGGGTGGTACCCCAGGACTGAGTCCTATCAACCCCTAGCTATGCTAAGATAGTGTAAACTCTTGTAAGCTACTAGTCAGATATAGGAATAAATCAATCTGTGTCACTGCTTGCAAACAAAAAGTAGGCCACTTAGAAATGGCTGGGCAGTTAGTCCTCGCAAGATATGACTATAAACTAGACTTGGATTGGTCTCTGAGGAACAGGGAACACTTGTGAGTGGCAATGAAAAACTCTCGACAGGCTAAACATTGACCCTTTGTAATTCCTTGCTGGTCACCGCTGAAGCAGATTGAACAATAGTCTGAAGAAAATGTGTAGGGATGGTGAAATTACATAAAGATACCAGCAGTAATGTTGGATGTGTTGTTCCACTTGAGAAAGGAATGATACCGTATGGATCGTGATAGGGCACGGAACCTATTCAACACAAATGAGTTCTCAGCTTGGCCCTACATTTGAGGGCGCTAAAAAATTAACATAATTTTACGATATGAGCTAAATTTTCATACCTTTGCGGTCTTGAAAATCTGATAGGGGTCTCCACAGGGAGAGGAACCAGGTACGAGGAAAACTGGACTTAGAGTACTCAGACAAACAAAAAATCAATTATTATGAAAAGATTATTAGGACTTTTGGCTATTGTAGTCCTCACATTCTCATGCACGAAAGATGACAACAATGCTGCTGATGCTTCAGCAGTACAAAAAACAGCAGTAGCCTTTAACGTTGCTCAAGCGCCTTCAACAGCCAGAACAATTGATCGAGGCAACATTCCATATTATGTGGAAAACTTGACTATTAAGGCTATTAGTACTGCCATTCCATTACCATTTGTAGCTTCAGAAACATTTGATTTTACAGGTGTACTTAATGCTCTTGCACCTGCATTAACTTTGGACAATGTAGCTTTAGGAGACAATACGTTCTCTGCTACTAGTACAAGTGCTGCAGCTAACAAAAGACTTTCATTAGTACGTACTTCTGCTACTGATTTAGTTATTCAAAAAGCGCATGTACCATATATTGTTACTGCATCTACGAATAACCCACTTAGAACTATTATTGCAGGTACTAATGCACCAATTCCTTTGATTATGGGAACTAACAATGGTAGAGTATTAGCATTATTTGGAGTTGCCGCTCCAGAAGCTGATAACTATACAATTTCTGTTAGATATCAAATCAATTCAGGTGCTTGGTCATCTCCAGTTGCTGTTGTTACACCTACAACTTCAGGAAGACATATTGCATTTGAGTGGAGTAATGAAGATGCTGTTGATGGTGCAGTTGTTAACTTTGAGATTCTAATCTCTGAAGCTGGTATTAACAAACCTGTGTTGAAAACTATTACTAAATCTATTACTGTTCAAAAAGCTAAATCAATTTCTTGTGAGTATACTGTAACTAACCTTGATGTTCATGAAAACATTGAAAATGGAGGTATTACAATTACTTTTCCAACAATCGAAGAAGCTCCATGTCCTTTAGATGTAGAAGGATATGACTGTAATGGTAGAGATAGAGAAGGTTACAATCGTCAAGGTTTCAACAGATGTGGATGGCACAGAGGGCCAAACTCATTCTATAACGCTAACCAAGATGAAAATCCTGGAAATGGTGGTGCGAATGACTGTGCTAACTAATAATTAAATTGATTATATTAATTAAGACCCTGAGAAATCAGGGTCTTTTTTTATACATTTGTATAACACTTAAAATGCTTATTATGAAAAAGTTATTCTTTATAATCCTACTATTGATTAGTGGGTTTATGTTTGGCCAAGCTAAGTTTGAACATGCAACTTTGTTTCCAGAAAAAGTATGCTGGACTGTTCAAGGCAGAGTTCTCTATGGAGATTATGCAGATAGTGAAAAAGGTAGATTCAAAAAAGTTATTAAACAGACATTTGAGTCTCCTACAGGAGTAAAAATTTGGATAATCGAATATCCTACAGTACATATAAGATACACTATCCGAATTAAAGGAAATGTATCAGTTATTAACAAAGAAAAAATTAAATGAAATGAGAAAGTTAATCCTAATAATTTTATTGGCCATAGGCATACAAGGCTTTGCACAAGCACTAAAACCTTCAACATATTACAAAGCAAAAATTACAACTGATAGTGATAAAACCTATTGGTATTATTTCTATGTAAATAGTAATAATTATGTAAGAATGGTAGATGTTAACAAGACTATTGAAGAAACATCTGTTAATCAGACTATGTTACATGGTACAACAACCACATATGCTTGGCAAAATGCTGGAGGTATATGGTCAGAAAGCCAGAATTTTGTATTTACTAAAGACAAGAAGTCAGGTAATATATACGTTCATTTTATGAGAGTAGTACAAAATGAAGGAGATATTCCATGGTCTGTTATAGGTGTTGGTGGAGTAGAAGAATTTTAAAAAACTAAAAATGAAAAAGCTAATAATCTTAATATTGTTTCCTCTGTTTTCTTATGGACAAATTCTAGAGCTTTACACAGGAGGAGTGGAAGCCAAGGACAGTAATCTAAAGTTTAGTGCTTTAGTGGGAGGAAATCTATATTTAGATTTATTTCAAGCTGAGAGACAAAGTAAAAATCAGAGAGTATATGCTAATAGAGCATTAATTGGGTTTGAACATTCTGAAATGATTTCTAAGGATATGGTCTATACTTTTGTTAGTCCTGGATCTCCCCCTCCTGTAGAAAGCTGTAATTGTACAACAGAATCAGTTAATCCTGAAGGAGAAAGCACTCAAACACAAACTTTTAAGCATAAGGTAAGAGCAGTTTCTATAAATGCAGGGATAGAGATTTATAAAGGATGGTATTTACTCTCTGGTATATCTAGTTACCAGCACATTATAACAATGAATAAGGAAGACTTCACAGAGTATAGAACACTTTATATTGATGCTGGATTACAGAAAGTAATTAAGTATAATAGATGGTTCTTTATACCTAAGATTAAGTTCAACCCTGAAACTACCACTTTTGCAATTGGTGTTTCATACAAGTAGATTAGTTAATTTTAATTCCTGGCCCTCTTAGAGATAGGAGGGCTTTTTCATTTAAACACACACATATGGAAGAACAATTAGTAGAATTAGAGGTAGCTAAGCTGGCTAAAGAAAAAGGGTTCAATGAGATTTGTTATCATCATTTTGGATGTGATGAAGAATCCTTTGGAGGAAGAGGTAAGATTGGCTCAAGAAACTCACAGTGGATTAATTGTTGTACAAGACCAACACAGGGATTATTACAACGTTGGTTAAGAGAGATTCATAATATACATGTTAATGTATCTCCTTTACACTTAACATCAGGTTGGAGACAACAAGCTTACAGTATGGAAGAAGGGCATTATAATGGAGCTTCTGCTGGATTTCATTACAAAACTTTTGAAAAAGCTTTAGAGGAAGGATTATTACAAGGACTTAAACTTATAAAACAATGACAAATGATCCTTTTATATGGTTCCTTATACTAATAGGAATAGGATTTCTTCTCCTGGAGGTCTATGTAGCATACTTTAGATTCACAGATTGGTTTCAACGTAAGTGGAAATTACTTAAATTAGGAATCAATCTTATAAGAACTGGAGAAAGCAAGATTGTTAAGAATATAGGGTGGGCTACACTACGTTTAGTGTTATGGGAATCTGATGATGAACCTAAAACTTAAAATATGTTTAATCCTAATACAATTATAACCTTCATTGCTATTGGATATATAGTATATTTAATAGAACAGATGCTTGAAACATTTGAAGATGAAGATGATGAAGACGATTTTTACTTTGACTAAAACTTAAAACTATGAAATTACCACTTATGATTATTTGCCTATTTATAGCTTGGCTATATGAAAAATTTCAGGATGAGGATGTTGATGATTATTATACTTCATAACTATGTTTTACAGACAAAGAGATAGAGTAGAAGTATATAATGATATCTGGTTAGATATTGTTATCTCAGATGATGTTAAAGCCATAAACAAAGAGTTTAAGGGTAAAGAGAAAGACTGGTATGCTACTGTATTTAGGCATAATTTCTTGCTTAAACCAGAAGATACTCTTAAAAAGCGCTCTGTAGTTGTGGTACTTAATCCTAAGAATATATATGGGATTATAGATGATACAATTATAGTACATGAGGCAGTTCATGTTAAAAACAAAATCTTCCAGACCCATGGTGTGAAAAATGATGTCACCAATGATGAGCATGAAGCTTATTTTGTGGAGTATATATACAAGACAATCAAGAAGTACTATGACTGGGTAATAAAACAAGAAGGCTTATGAAATTTCTAATAGTAATACTTGTAGCATTTGGTATAATATTTTGTTGTACCCAGATTTTAAGAAATAAACCATTATGGCTGGTTAAGCTATATGTAGACATATGGAGAAGACCATATCCTACAAAAAGAAGAATTGATTCTATTGGAGTAATGCTAGTCGTTATAGCTTATTTGGCAGTAATGGCATATATAGTATTTTTTGATAGATGAGGTAAGGGAAAAATGGTTAATGCAAGTTCGATTCTTGCATTCCCACTATTAATTTTAAACACAAACAACAATGGAAGAAAAAGAAATCAAAAAAGGATTTGAGGCACTTGATCGTGAAGCAGTGTCTCACAAAATGGCTGCGCTTATGCTTATGATGGTCAAGTCTAATGGAGGTGATGATCAATTTGAATTATTTGCTCATGTTATGGAGAATTTTAGTAAGGAGGAAATGGCTTTTATAGTTACAATACATAGTGCTAAGTCAATAGAAGAAGCTATTAGTCAAATGCCTGAATTAAATGGTATGATTGGAGCTATCAACATGTTACAAGCTATGGAAGATAAAATAGATGAAGATGACCAGCGAGGAAGCAAAGAAACAGTTTAACAATATTGATTTTAAATCAATGAATGATAAGGTTGTAATTAGTATGATGGAAATTGTACAATTACCTTCTCCTGATGAGGCATATATATTATTTCATAATATAAGTGAGAGATTTACCCATGATGAATTAGCTTTTCTCACAGCTAACCATATTGCTGAGAAGTTTAAAAACATGCTTATGGAGGTTAATACGAAGATGGGTGGTAAACCTATGACATCTTCAGGTTTTGAGGAGTTTTTCAATAATTTAAGAAAATAACAATTAAATCAACATTTTATGAAAACAAAAACCAATGCAGAAATGCTAAAATCAATCAAACAGTACAACAAGACTGACAGAGAGGTAAAAGCAAAAAAAGAAGGCTTTAATTCAGCTGCTGACTTTATTTTTTATCTAGGTAATCAAGTATTACTAGGATTTGGCTCTAATACTTATTCAAGTCCTGGAGTAGCATTAGCTCCTAATAAATCTAGTGCTATTAAAACTAAGGTAATTGGAGAAAGACCAGTTATCCATATTGTAGATGTAATCGATAAAAGTGGATCTATGTCTGGAGGAAAAGATCAAGCAGCTGTAAAAGGTATCAATATGGGAGTTAAAGCCTTGAGAGAAGATACTGCTGAAGTTGATTATACTTATACTTTGTGTGATTTCTCAGATAATATTGTCTTCAGAAACACAATGTGTAAACTTGACCAGATAACACCCTTAAGAGAAGGTACTCGAAATAGTACTGCCTTATATGATGCTATTGGAAAGACTATTGATCTTATCAAAGAATCTAAACAAGATTCTGATAAAGTGCTGGTTAATATTTATACTGATGGTCAAGAAAATTCTTCAAGAAAGTTTAGTGCAAATCAAATTGCTCAACTTATTGAACAATTATCTGAATGTGGCTGGACATTTACTTTTATTGGTACTGCTGGAGATGTAGCTTATGCTCAAAGAAATCTTAAGTTTCATGAATCCAATACTTTAGTTCATGATAACACTCCTGCTAGTATGGCCAGAGGCATGCATGTTAATAGTGTTGCCAGATCTGCATATTCTTCTAAAGTGGTAGCTGGTGAGGATGTAAGTACAGGATTCTACAAAGATATTAAATAATAACCCTTTAAATATTTCACACAAAATGAGTACAGCAACAAAAAAAGCGCCTGCTAATGTAGCAGCAAGAGTATTGGTTATTGAGCCAGGAACTATCTTATCAGAAAACTCCTTTTATGTAGTAAAAGAAGTTCAACAAGCCAAAATCATTGTAACAGATGAGTTTGGCCATGAAATCACTATGGGTATGCCTTATGTTAAAGAGATACTTACATGTGCTGACTTCTATGAGAAAGAAGAGCAAAAAACAATGACTGAGTTAGCAGAACTTTTCATCAACAGTCCTCGTATGGCTATGACTGCATGTTTTATTACTAAAGCATCAGAAAAAACCAAAAAAGAGTTTGATAATGAGAAGTCAGCTAAAATTGCAGAGATTACCAATGCAAGTCTTAAAACAGCTGCAACGCTGTTAAGTGACTTGATTGAAAATCCAATCACAAAAGTTATTCCTGGAAAGGAAAGAGTGATAAAAGGTCGTCATTATGGTCATGTGGATGATTTGGGTAGAGTTAACTTCATTGATATGGAGATTAAGCGTGATCCTACCAAAGATTATGATACAAGAAGCAGACAGGTAGATCCTCGTACAATTCTCTATCTTATCATTAATAAGGTCAAGTATTCTTTAAAATAAGTTTGGTAGATCCATGTACTATGTTTAACTTTGTTTTATGGAAAACAAGGAAAAATATAGTCCACATTATGTATACCTCCACAGAACAAGTGGGGGTATACCTTTTTACATAGGTATTGGTACTAAACAGTACGGTGATCATCAAAGTCCTAAAGTTAAATATGGAAGAGCCTATTCCCTAGGAGGAAGAACTAACTTTTGGAAAAAAATTGTTGCTAAATATGGTTATACAGTTGAGATTCTCGTAGAATCTACTGATTATGGATATATCAAACAACAAGAAATTTATTTCATTAACAAGTTTGGAAGAAGAGACCAAAAGAAAGGAACTCTCTGTAATCTTACAGATGGAGGAGATGGTTTACTAGGGAAAGTTTATTCTAAAGAGGAACTAGATAAAATGTCTAAAGGTCAAAAAGAGAGATTTAAAAATCCCTCTGAAACTGATTTAGAGAGTATCAAACAACGATGTCAGAATACCTCAATTAGAATGAAAGGTAATACTTATGCTAAAGGTAGAACCCTAAGTTTAGAACAACAAAAAACACTTAAGGCTCAACGGGTAGATAAACTTTGTAAAAGAGTCATTCAAGAAGATCTTGATGGTAACTTCATTAAAGAATGGCATGTAACTAGAGAAGCTGCAGATCATTATGGAGTCACTTATAAGGCTATTTGGAAAGCTTGTAATTTATATTACAAAGGAGCTACATCAAAAGGTTTTAGGTGGAGATTTAAAGAATAATACTTAGAAATTATGACAAATAATGAAATTATTCAAGAAGCAATACAGAGAGGCTATCTTAGAGCATCCAGAATTAGACCTGCTCATCTTTCCACTATGGTAACAGAACATCATCCAGTGTTACTTATTCCTGAAGGAGCTGACTTATATTTTAGAGATGAGAGAGGTGATCTATATCTTAGACACAATTTTAGCGTTTCTTTTAAAGATGCTGAAACTAGTATAAAATGGGGAGGAGTAGTGTATAATAGACAAGAGAATAGATGGGCAGAAATTGTAGCCTATCATTCAGTAAGTTTACCTAAGCAAAGCCTTAGAGATTTTCCCTCTTCAGGAGTATGTTGGGATTTTGATGAGAGTCTTGTTAAATATATAACAAGAAGAAAAGATACTCATGTAAATGCTAACTTAAATGTAAAAGGTTATAAAGGAATAGCTTGGAATAGTAAAGGTTCTTGGGCAGTATTAGGTTATAGTAATCAAACAGAGTATAGACTTGCTGAGCTTAAACCATTTCTTCCTAAACCTCATGAAGTAGCTTTGACACCTTTAACTTCAGAAGAATGTTTTCTACCACCTAAATGGTATATCAATGTGAATTCTGAAAATATCATGCTTGTTAATGATTTTCTATTATGGAAAAAAGATGAATATGTTAGGTATCATACTTCATGGCATCCCCATATAGGATGTACATTTTTTTATCCACAAGCAAGTCCAGGATCCTATGGAGGATCAGATACAGTAGTTCCTCCTGGTTATACCAAAATTACTACTGAAGCATTAGTATCACACGTTCTTAAACATAAACAATTAAATGATAATTTAAACAACAAAGAAAATGAGCGACAAGAAAACAAAGGAGACTCCATCAAAGTACAGAGATCTAATCTCATTATCAGAGAGTCAGAACCAATCAGAGCTAGTGGAGTTAAATGTGCAGAAAGCAAAATCCAAGTTAGAAATGGATATAGCCCAGACTAAGTTTGATTTAGCAAGTGCTAGACAAAAACTAGTAGTAGTACAAAGATCTATTCCCTATTGTGTACAAGAAGAACTTAAAGTTCAACAGGAAGTTGATTCTTTAGAAGAGGGGTTAGTATTTGCTCAACACATCTTAGATGTAAGATTCTAGAGCCATGATTTTGGATTATAGTCAGGAGGGTCTACCCATCATATATGATGAGGACTCTGCTGAGTTAATCTACAAGGATAATAGAGTACCATTTTCCTTGATTAAATCAGCTGTAGAAAGTAATTGCAATACATATCCTTTAACAGAAAATCTAGATTATGAGACCAGTGGAGGCTTTGTAACCTTTGGCTGCCTCGAAATAACAAAAGTAAAATTTAATCAATTATATAAACAAGTATGGAAACTATCAAAAATGTGCAAGCAAGCTGGGAATTAGAGAAAAAAGCGGAACTAGTAAAATTGGGAAACAGTTTAAAACCTTATCCAGAGGTGTTAGCTTACCTGGAAAATGAAATTGCCAATGCTAGTCGAATGACCAACTTCGATTATAGACTACCTTGCTTTATGAGTGATGGAGTTTATCAATTGAACAGAGCGATTGAAGACATCATTGGAGTAACAACTGTTGGTAAGAATATGGGACCTTCAGGTGGAGAGCGCCCTATGAACACTGTTGATGTTATATTGGCAGGAGGTATTCGTAAAAAAGTACCTTATGGTTTGTAAAATTCTTAATTATTAAAATATTTAGAACTTTTTTGTATCTTTACTTTAAAAAGTAATAAAATGAAAAAAGTTAGTGTTTATGTTTTGTATGACAGTGTCTCTTTAAAAATAAGATATATTGGAATAACAGAAACTAGTTTAGGACTTCGTTTGAAAGGACATTTAAATGATGCTTTATACATGAGGAGTAACCCTCATAAATGTAAGTGGATTAGAAAAATGTTAGCAGAAGAGTCAGAAATTTGTATTAGAAGAATACATGTATGTACTTCTAGATATGAAGCTGAAAAACTAGAGAATGAATTAATAGAAAAGTATAGAGATAAACATAAATTATTAAACTGTTTAGACTTAGGTAAATTTGTAGGTAAAGGAAAAAAATCTGCTCAAAATCTTAAATCTAAAAAAGTTTATATGTATTCTCTTGAAGGGGAGTTTATAGAAGAGTTTCCTTCTGTAAAAGATACAGCTAAATTTTTAAGTTTAAATCCTCATACTATTTCTAGGGTTCTTTCTGGTAGAAAAAAATCTACTAGAAAAAACCAATTCTCTTTACTAAAACTAGACAAAATGCCAAATATTTTTAAGAATAAAAAAGCCCCTTATTTAAGTGATTAAGTAAGGCATAATTTCTTAATTGCTGGAACGTCTTGAAGGTGTAATAACTACAACGTAACTTGAAAAGGTAAGCGTGAATGTTTGAAAATATTACATTATAAGAAAATCAGCAGGGAAGCTCCTTTAAAATGGAGAACCTTCATCGACTATCCTTGAAATAGGAGTAGAGCCAAGTGGACTCGAAATGGAAATTCTCTTAGAAATAAGAGTGAGATATAGTCAATTCTTAATGGTGACATTAAGCAGTTCATGAGATGCGATCTCTGAGAACGCTATAGGATTAACGTACCTATAGGAATATAAAGGACATAGAATTACCTGATATGGGAGAAGGTGCTCAAATTCGTATTCAATATGATTTCAATGAGAGAAAATTGTATATCAGAGGTAAATGTCAATTCAAATTCAACAGTTTGATCGACAGAATCATTGAGAAAACTAAATTCTTGTTGAATACAGACAGTATTTACAAAAATCAAACATTTGAGATCAATTCTGATGTTGAAATGGGTCAGCCTCAGCTTATTGATATGTCAAATATTGATAAAGAGATCATGATTCTTTCTGAGAAAACAGAAAAAGCATTGTCTCCATTGTATGCCAGATTGAAATTTGCTGAAAGATGTAGAGCTGCGAAAGTTCCAATTAAGTATGGTGCCATCCTAGAGGGCCCTTATGGAACTGGAAAGACTTTATTAGCTTTCAAATTAGCAAAAATGGGTAATGAGAACAACTTTGCTTCTATTTACCTAAAATCTCCAGAGTTATTGGCTGATACTCTTCGTATGGCTAAAACCTTGGATAACAATGGTTCTGGTATCATTGTATTTACTGAAGATATTGACCAGGTAACTTCAGGTGAAAGAGATGCTGCCCTACAGGACATCTTGAACACATTGGATGGTGGTGACACTAAAGATATGAATGTAATTGCTTTGTTCACAACAAATCACCTTACTTCTATCGATCCAACTTTCCTAAGAGGAAAAAGAATTGGTACTATCATCTCTATGGGGTATTTGGATGCCTTTACAGCTGAACAATATGTTACAGCTTTCTGTACTGGTATCAATCTTAAAGGTGATATGAATCCTATCTATGAAAAAATTGGTGTAAGTAACATTGCTCCAGCTTTCATGGCTGAAATCATTGAAAATGTTAAATCAACAATGGTTATCAGAGGAGATAATACTCTTCATGCTTCAGAATTTGACACTTGTATTGATTCTTATTTAACTCAAGTTTCTTTAGCTCAAACTAAAGACAACTATGTTTCTAATGAACAAGCTTTAGTTAAATCTCTTAAAGCTGTGTTGCATGATGCAGGTTATTTTGAAGATGTTAGAGAAGTTGTTCAAGATGTTTATAACAACTAGAGAGTATGGTATTTGTGGGGGATCGTTTCCCCCACTCTCACAAACAATTAAAACTAATAATTATGAGCTTCGCAGAAGAATTTGGGCATGACATCCCTCCAGATGACTGGGATGGTGGTGGTTATAGTAGAAGAAAAAAATCTACTTATGTAAGATATGACAATCCTTTATTTAAACATCATGCAATGCATGTAAAGAAAGTTGTAATTGAGACAGAAAAAGCTTTTTTACTTGAATTCTTGCAGGGTAAAGCTTGGGTTCCTAAGAGTAAAGTTAGATTTTTCTTAAAAGATATGGTATTATATTTACCCTTATGGTTAAAACAGAATCTTGAATTTAAACCTTAATAAATATGAAGAACTTTAAATGCTACAATTGGGAATCATATATCCCAGACAAAGAGTGTGCTACTCAATGTAATGAATGTTTGAGACATGAATTAATGACTTGTGATCTCTCTGCTTATCCTCTTCCTAAAAGGCCTACAGGATTTGATGAAGATGGTTCTCCTCTTCCTGGAGATCTAAGAGAAATTCATCCAGATGCTATTTGGAATGATAAAAAGATGGAAGGAATAAAGAATGTTATTAATAATCATAAAAATAAGGAGGTATATACTAGGAATCAGATGATTCTATTTGCTGGATACTGTATGGGTAAACTCAGAAGAGAGCCAGATAAGGATGTTGGGGAAATTGTTGATGAATTTAGAGAAAAATTTTATATAAAATAGCTATGAGTGATATAAATAATTTAGGAGACAACTGTTTAAATCCAGTGTTGCAAAACCCTTTTAATGGAGCTTATATTGAGAGAGTAGATGTTACATATAAGAAGAACCCTTATTCTGGAGAATGGTATGCTTATGGTATACTTGAATTTAAGAAGGATAATACTAGAGGAACTCAAAGATTTGATGGAAAGAACTTTGATAATGTAGTAATGCAAATCAAGAAATTTTTAACTGAATTACCATGAAAACAAAAAATAGTCACTATGGAGAGAGTGCTAGCTCTAGAGCAGATAAGATGTCAGGAGTAAATACTTGGAAGAAAAAGGAAAAAGAAAGATATGAACATATATTTAAAGCTGTATTATCTCACAAATTAAGTGTTGGTTCTAAGAAATTCTTCAACAGAAAAAGAAGAATGTTTCTAAAAAACCCTTTGTTTTACGAAAAAATTTAATCTTAATATACACACAATGGAATCAAACAAAGAAGAAGAAAAGTTTTTAGTAGAAGGAGAGTTCATAATGAGTAGTTATGATCCTCCAAAGTTGTTAAAAGGTATGACATTTGTAACTAAAGTTGTAGCTGGATTACCAGAACCTGAGTTATTATTCTTTACCTTATGGGATGATAATGTTGATAAGTATGCTTTTATGGCTATTAATGGAGCTCCAGTAACTCTCAACATAATCACTACTGGTAAAGATGGAGAGATTATTGCCCTGCAGGATGAAATAGGTTTATTTGATGGGAATGGAGATCTTAGAAATATCACTGATCATGAAATCAATGTCATTATAAATCAGTATGATGGAGTAATGAATATTGAATGTGATAAAACAGGAGATCCTATTCTTTATGATGGAAAAGTAATTATTTCGTACCTTGTATCTCTTGAAAGTGAGGAAGAAGATAATCAACAAGCTATTGATGATAGAGAATACAGAGATCATACTTCTGAAGAAGAAAACCTTTAATTATAGAGATATGGAAATCAGAAAACACAAGTTGAAAATTGTTAGAGATGCTCTACAGTATGCAGTAATGTATGCAAAAACAGAGGGAGAAACAGCTGAGTTTGTCTTAACACTAATGGATGTTGAAAGAGCTATAGCAGATGAGGAGGATGAGCCATGAGATATGTAGTCTTGTCAATCTTGATTATTGGCTATTTATATTGGAGTTACTGGTCTATTAAAGAACTTAGGAGAGTAAAATGGAAAACAGGGTCATATGATTGGTCTGATCCATGTCATGCTATAGCTGTTATGTGGTTTTTTATACATATAGCAATGGCTATAGTGACAATAGGAGTTTTAACTGCTAAATACTGGTGAATTATAAAAAAATATCTCTAATTATTCTATAGTTAGAGATATTTTTTGTATTTTTATCTACGTATTAATCATAAGTAGAATGGAAAAATTAAGTAGATTGGGAGAAAAATATATAACAAATGAAGGATTAGAGGTAGAAATAATTGAGTATACTAATGCTCTAGATTGTACCATTAGATATAAAGATGGTTTTATCTTAAAAAATAAAAACTTTTTTGATATTAAAAATGGTAAAGTAAAAAATCCTTATAATCCTAATGTTTATGGCGTTGGATTTTTAGGTGATGGAGAGTATAGAACTAAAGAAAATAAAGTAAGGACTAAAAGTTACTTAGTTTGGTCTGATATTTTAAGAAGATGCTATGATGCAAATACACAAGTCTCTAGGCCTTCTTATCAAGAGTGCACTGTTAGTGCAGAATGGCATAATTTTCAAAATTTTGCCAAATGGTTTGAAGAAAATTATATAGAGGGATTTTGTATAGATAAAGATATTTTGTTTAAAAATAATAAAGTTTATAGTAAAGAAACTTGTTGTTTTGTTCCCAATGAAATAAATATCTTACTATCAGGTACTAACAAATTAAAAAGAACTCTTCCTCTAGGTGTTGTTGAACATAAAGGAAAATTTAGAGCTCAGATTTGTTTAAATGGCAAAACTACTTATTTAGGTATAGCTTCTACTCCTGAAAAAGCCTTTCTTTTTTATAAAAAGAAAAAAGAAGAATACTTAAAATTTATGGCTTATAGGTGGAAGGATAAAATACCATTAAGTGCTTTTGTTTCATTGTTTAACTATACTGTTGAAATAACTGATTAATATGGCGGATTATATAATTACTAAAAACAGAGAATATTTTGAAAAAGTAGGTGATTATAACTATTGTAGTCTTGAAGAAATACTTTTACCAGAAATTATAAGTATAGATTCTGAGACAACAGGTTTAGACTCCAGACATCATGATATGTTTTGTTTACAGGTTGGTTCAGGTGTAAATAACTATATTATTGATTTTTATACAAGTGATGATCACTATACATTTCAAGATGTAATTCCTTATTTAGATGGTAAAATTTTAGTTGGTCAAAATATAACTTTTGATCTAGGTTTTTTCTATAAACACGACTTCTGGCCTAAAGAAGTTAGGGATACTATGATAGCCTCTAGGATTTTGTACAATGGTGACCCAACTAAGCGACATGATCTTGGTAGTTTGATGGAAAGGGAAATGGGCATAAAACTAGATAAATATGAACAGAAAAACATTCACTTGGTCAAGCTTAGTCAAAGCAGCACTATTACTTATTCTTTTAATGATGTGGATAGGTTGCTTGATTTACATAGTGTACTCTATAGTAAACTTGATGAGCGGGGTAGTCTCGATACCTATAGACTTCATTACAGGTATGTCAGGGCATTAGCCTACATGGAGCAGTGTGGCCTTCCTATCTCAAGTGAGAAATGGGCAGCTAAAATGGAAGAGGATGTTGTTAACTCCTTTAAATGGAAGCAAACAATTGAGGCTTATATCTTTGATCATCTCCCTAGATATGCCAATAATCAACTTAATTTATTTGAGGATGGTCTGAAGAAAATAACTGTTTCAGTTAATTCTCCACACCAAATGCTTAAGGTATTTAATGATTTTGGTATACCTACAAAGGACAAGGATGATAAAGATAGTATTAATGAAAATGTCATTAGTAAGTCTAAACATGAGTTTGTTGAAATGTGGATTAACTATCAAGTGGCTAATCACAGGGTAACAACCTTTGGTGATAAGATCTATCAGCAGATTGAGAATGAAAGGTTATATACCAACTTCAATCCAATGGTAGATACAGCTAGACTCTCCTCTAGGAGAGGTAGTATTAACTTCTTAAACTTTCCTGCAGATAAAACTACAAGATATTGCTTCAAGGCCAACCAAGGCAATGTAATGGTAGTTTGTGATTATGAAGCCCAAGAAGGAATTATCTTAACAGATAGATCCAAAGATGAGGCCATGAAAAAATCAGTGCTAGAAGGGCAAGATTTGCACTGTTTACTGACTAAAGCTGTTTTTCCTGAACTTGCAGATCTATCTGACAATGAAATAAAAGAAAAACATAAACCAAAAAGAGATATATGTAAAGTAGTTAGGTTTTTATTCTCTTATGGGGGCAATGCGTTTACGTTACACATGAATGAAGGATTTCCTTTAAAAGAGGCAATTACAATAGAAGATGCCTTTAAAAATCTACACAAGGGAGTGTATGAATGGGGAGAAAGAATCTATCAAGAGTCTGTTAAAAAGGGATATATTGAGTCTGCTGGAGGCTGGAAATTAAAGTTACCCAGATATGATGAGTTTTTAGAAACAAAAACAAAAGTAGAAGCTATTACTAGAGAAGAATGGACAAAATACAAAATTGGTAAAATTGACTTTAAAAAGAAGTTTGAGGAATATGAACAAGGAAGAGAATATACTTATCAGTTTCCTGAAAGCGTAAACTTTTATAATTCTAAAAAGAAAGATATTCAATCCTTTTTTAAATTAAAGTCTGAATATCAACGTTTGGCTTTAAATAATCCAATACAAAGCGTTGGAAGCCACATGATTAAACTATCTACTTGTATTCTTTTTGATTGGATAATTGAAAACAATTATCAGTGGAAAGTTCTGATCTGTAATTCTGTACATGATGAATTGGTTATTGAGTGTCCTAAAGAATTAGCTGAAGAAACTAGATTACAGGTAGAAGTTTCAATGAAAGAAGGAGGAAACTTTTACTTAGATGAGTTTAAACTCAATGCCCAAGCAAATATTGGAGAATCTTGGGGACAAGCAAAATAATTTGTATATGTCCAGAATAATCTGTATATTTATATCTAAATCTTTAAGTTATGAAATTTTCAGAAGAAAAAGAAAAACAGATTGTTTCTATGTATTTAAGTGGTAAAAATCAAAAAGAAATAGCCGCTCATTTTCAAACATTCAATACCTCCATAAGAAGAGTTTTAATGAGAAATGGTATATCCATAGTAAGTCTATCAGAAAGACTTAGAGCTATTCCTCCAACAGTTTTTGATGATTATACAGATAAAGAAGTACAATATTGGTTAGGAGTAATAGCTTCTGATGGATGTTTAACTTCTGGAAAACTAGTTGTAGAAACCAAAGACAAAGACTGGATGGAAGACTATAAAAATTTCTTAAATCCTAGAATAAACTTAAATGTAACTCAACCTAAGAAAGGGAACACTCTGTATAGAGTCCAGGTGAGATCTAAAGGATTAAAAGAAAATTTAGAAAAGTATGGATTAACTGAGAATAAGTCATTAACTCTTTTTTGGAAATTTCCCTTAACAAAAGATTTTATTAGAGGGGTATTTGATGGAGATGGTTGTGTAGTGTTTACAGAAAAAACCAAAATACCATTAATATCTTTTTGTGGAGGCTCTCTTGTTTTTTTAGAACAAATACAACAGTTTCTAAAAGATAACAGCATTTATAGCAAAATGAGAAAAGTGACAAGAGAAGGAAAGGTTTTATATTATTTATGTATTCATAACATAGATGATAAGAAAGCTTTCTTTAATTTAATTTACAGTAGTAAAGGAAGTTATCTAAAAAGAAAAAAGGAAAAATTTAGTAACATTTGGAAAAACAAATAATCATGAAAGAACAAACATGGAAGGTATTATCATACTGTGAAATACCCAGAGAAATAACTGAAAAAGATGATATAACTAGTGAAGCACCCTGTGATAGTTATATTGAGCATACAATAACACCTAAAGACAAACAAAAAGAGTATGATGATGATTTTGATCTTGATAACTGGATAATAGATAATTATCCTGAGGCAGAAGGAGAGACAATATTAATTCATATGGACTACTAATGGAACAAAAAGTTAAAGTAACTAGGGAAAATTGTGCCAGGCATCTGATAGAGAAAGAACTTGAAATAGTAGGTAAAACTATGATGGACACACTAGATGATATGGAATGGTATACTAACATTACCATGACCAAAGAACAACACGAAGAGTTTAAGAAATATTCTATAGCTCTTATTAAAAAAGTGTTTAAAGTTAATTCTAAGAAAGCAGAGAGTATATTCTCATGGTGGGATCTGCAGTTTGGATTACGTATAAAAGGATAAATATGAAAGATATAGTAGGAACAATTAAGATTTACAGAGACTCTCAAAAGAAGAGTTTAAGGGTTTATTTATGCAAGAATTTGAACAAACTTATTGGAACAGAGGTTGTATTTAACTTGAAGAAGTTGAGTATAAAAAGACCTACTCTTGATAGTGAGAGAGTTTATTCTGCTAAGAATAAAGTGTTCACCTGTACTCCTAGAGATGAAGATATAGATGATTATATTGGAGTATATGATGTTTTTCAAAAGGATGAGGATCATTTTAAACTAAGAAGATGCCAAGTGATGATATAACCTTCGTAGATATGTTTGATTGGCAAAAAGAGTCAGACGTGCATGAACAAAAGCTTCTGGAAGGAATACCAGAACTCAGAAAACCAGCTTTAATAACCATTAAAATTGAGAGAGATGATAATCAAACTAACAAAAGAACATTTCGAGGAGTTACAGAAGAAAGGACTAAGTCTTGATTATGTTTTTCTCTTAATGTTAGTTAAGGAGGGTCATGATGTGGCCTCTCTTTATAAGGATAATATAAAGCTGGAAGCAATGCTTCAGAGTTTAGAGAGAAAGGTTCTCCTCTCAGAGGATTATAAACTTACTCCTATAGGACAAGAATTACTGGACTTTATGGCTACCAAGATAGCTGTTCCTATTGTAAAGAAGAAAGCCTCTACTCAAGAGTTTGACTCGTGGTGGGAAGCATTTCCATCTACAGATCACTTTGAATTTCAAGGAAGAATCTTTACAGGTAGTCGAGGAATGAGAGTACAGAAGGAAAAGTGTAAACTTAAATTTAATTCTATAATTAATGAGGGAATTTACACTGCAAAACAAATAATAGAAGCAACAAAACTTGTTGTACTCCTTAAGAAGAATGCATCAATAAAGAAGAGATCTAATGAGCTTACTTATCTACAAAACAGTTACACGTTTTTAGATAAGGATCACTATGTCCCTTTTATAGAGATGTTAAGTAAAGGAGCAGTAATAGTACAAACAGAAGAAAAACCCATAGGAGGGGGAGTAGACATATGAAAATTAAAAATGTAATATTTGATAAAGAAAAATTGTTCTTTACTTCAGATACACACTTCTTTCACAAGAACATTATAAAGTATTGTGATCGACCTTTTACTAGTGTAGAAGAGATGAATGAACAAATAGTAGAGAATTGGAACTCAGTTGTTCCTAAAGATGGTGTAGTATTTCACCTGGGAGATGTATCCTTGACAGCTAGTCCAAAAGCACTAAAAAGCTTACTGGATAGATTGAATGGAACTAAGTATCTCATCATTGGTAACCATGAGAATGATGCTCTTAGTAAACAAGACATCAGAGAGACTTGGGCAGGAATCTATGATGTGGCTGAAATCTTCATTCCAGATGATGAAATTACCTATGGAGAACAACATATTGTAATGTGCCATTATCCGATGATAGTATGGAATGGTTCACATAGAGGATCATGGCAATTGTTTGGACATGTCCATGGAGGCCTAAGTAATAAAGGTGTTATAAAACATCCTGTTACTGCAATGGATGCTGGAGTAGATAGTCACAACTACTATCCTATTTCCTATCAACAAGTTAAAGAACAAATAACTAAGCAAAGTCTGGAAGGTAAGGCATCAGAAGTCCTTCCCTCTCATGAAAGAGCATAAAACCAAAGAGTATGCCTAGAAGAAAAAAAGTTAAGATATGGCACATAGGAGATACTCATACTTATCATAGATTATTAAAGGTGCCAAAGAACATAGATCTTGTGATCTTCAGTGGCGACTGCAGTAATCCTAGAGATAGGTATAAGAATGAACCTGAAGTCAGAGAATTTATGCTCTGGTTTGCCAATCTCCCAATTAAACACAAAATCTTTGTGGCTGGGAATCATGACACATCTATTTTTTACAAGCTGTACAGTAGAAATGATTTTATAGCAAGGGGTGTTACTTATTTGGAAGATGAGTATGCCTATGTAGAAGACCTTAAGATTTTTGGATCTCCATATACACCAACATTTGGTGACTGGGTATTCAATAAGGCCAGACACAATATGAATGAAATCTGGAAGGAAGTAGATACAGATACTGACATTATTATATCCCATGGCCCTCCTAAAGGCATTTTAGATGCTACAGTAGATTTTAATAATTATATAAAACCTGCTGGAGATGTATCCTTAAAAAGACATGTTTTGGAAAGAATTAAACCTAAACTTGTTTGTTTTGGCCACTTGCATAACAATGAGGATATTATAAATGCAGGAGTAGTAAAGCTATCAGCTTATGATACCATTTTCAGTAATGGTAGTGTAGTGACTGATGGAAAATTTGGAAAACTAAGTAGTAATGGTAATATAATAGAGATATGACACAGAAAGAAGTTGACTTAGTCTTTGAAATTACTGCTATGCTACAAACTCCTTGGTTTGCAGAAAAAAGCTTAGAAGAAATACAGGAATGGGTAGCAAAACAACTTAAAGAGTATGGTATAGAAACAATTCCTTGTGGAGCTAGTTGGGGAGTATTAACAAATAAAAAACCAAAAGATGATAGATAACTTAAGTAAAGTATTGCCTTTTTTACATTTTGATACACCAGATGATTTTTATTATCTGCAATTATTACAGCGTAAGAAAGAGAATCCACAACTGGGAAGTAACAGCAGAGTAATTAGGAGTTATTACATAAAGTCTCAACAATATCTATTAGATAGGTATGATGAAATTAAAGCTCTATGTGATAGTACTAATGCACGAGCAATGATAAGACTCAATAAAAGATCTTTTGAAAAGGTAGGCTTTCAAGCTTTAGAGAATGTAGCTAACACTATGAAGAACAGAGAATATAAATTCTTAATGAAATCATATGACAGAGCCTGTGGCCTAGGACATAATGATCCAATAAAGAAGTGGATAGTTGACATTGACTGTAATTCTGGAGAATCAGTTCTCCCAGCAGTAATTGAACATATCAATAACATTGAACCTGCAGGAATAAAAGTCATAGAAACAATTCCTAGCAAGAATGGTTTTCACCTGATAACAACTGCTTTTAACACACAAGTGTTCAGAGAAAAATTTTCTTATATAGAGTTGCATAAGGATAATCCTACAAATCTTTACATACCATGAGTAGAACTAAGAAAAAACCTTATACCAAATCTAAAAGGACTGATAAGCAATGTAGAAGTCATGGAGGATGTCCTTACTGTCTAGGTAATAAGATGTATAGAGATAAAAGAATGATTGAAGAAGCTAGACAGAAACTTAAAGACTTAGGTTTACTATGAGTGGTGGGCACTGGGAATACGTACAGCATAGATTTACTGACGTATATGAGGAAGTTGAGGGCATGATCCTTAAAAATGGTAAACCTAAGACTAAAGAAGAGCTTAAAGAAACACCTTGGAGAGATTCTGAATGGTATGAGAAGTATCCTGAGGATAAAAATCACTATACTTACTCTGATGAGCATCTCAAAATCTTTAGAGAGGCTATTTATGCTATAAAAAAGGCTCAGATTTATGTACAGAGACTTGACTGGATGTTATCTAGTGATGACAGTGAGGAAACTTTCTTAGAAAGACTTGAATCAGATTTAAAAAAACTAGAAGATGAGTTTCAGTGACTTAAGTGATGAAGTTAAGAAAGGGCGTGAAGGAAGAAATGGTGGAATACCCATGGGTTTCAATAGGCTTAATCATTACATTGGGATAAGAAAAAGCATGTATTATCTAGTAGGTGGTCTAACAGGATCTGGAAAGACCTCCTTCATAGATGATGCTTTTGTTCTAAATCCTGTAGATTGGTATATTGCTCAGAAAGGGAAGTCAAATATCAAGCTCAAAATCATCTATCGCTCTATGGAGAGAAGTAGAACATACAAGTTAGCTAAGTGGGTATCTAGGAAGATTTTTATAGACCATGGAATTAGCATACCTGTACCAAAACTTCTTGGATGGAATGATAGAATGACTGATGAAGAGTTTGCACTATTTGAATCCTATGCTGATTATATCAAACAGGTGGAGGAGATTGTCACAATTATTGATGGCCCTGAAAATCCAGTAGGTATAGCTAAAGAACTCAAGGAATACGCTCTTGAGAATGGTACAGTAGTACAGATTGATAGATACAATAAAAAGTATATTCCCAATGATGAGAATGTTATCACTCTTGTAGTTATTGACCATATTGGTTTGTTGAAACCAATCAAGGATTATCCAACTAAAAAAGCCCTAATTGACAAGATGTCAGACGAACTGCGATATGCAAGGGATTTTTATGGATTTAGTCCTGTGGTTGTGAGTCAATTTAATAGAGACATAGCCAATATTGCCAGAATAAAAAATGGTGATTTGGAGCCTCAATTGGAAGATTTTGCTGATAGTAGTCAGACTCAGAATGATGCTGATGTAGTACTAGCTTTATTTGATCCAATGAGATACAAGGTGCCTGATCCATCAGGTTATGATTTGAATAAACTTATTGATAGTACAGGAGCTAAATTCTTTAGATCTGCCAGAGTTATAAAAAATAGCTATGGATCAGATGATATTAGGATTGGATTAGCCTTTTATGGTGAAATAGGAATGTTTAAAGAGCTGAATAAGAAGAAAGATATGACAGATGAAGATTATGCTAGTGTCCTTAACAAAACCTGGTTTATACGCTAATGGGAACTGAAAAAGATGGATATTTACCTCCTAGAGATGTGATATTCGATGAGATTATTGGTGTATGTAATTCAGCATGGTTGTGCATGTTTGATGGTAGTAATGATACTGATAAGTATATTAAAGGTAAATTAGCTTTTAATGATGACCTTAAAAATTAGGGAGCAGATGTTATGTTTGCTTTAGCTAGATTTCATCCTGTTCTTAGAGCACAGTTAATTAGTAGATTAAGTGATGAGGCCAAAGATTTTATCAAATATTATGATCAAGTAAATGAGAACGAAAGAGCAAGTTCAGAAAGAGATAGTAACTAGTATCCTGGAGGCTGACTTCAGAGGTATAGTACTATCAAGTGTGAGATCAGGTAAGACTAGAATTCTACTCACTGCTATTAAGGAACATACTAAGGGTTATCCTAAGGTACTTGTTCTATATCCCAACATTGATATTAAGAACTCTTGGATTGATGAGTGTGAGAAGATAGGGTGTCCTATGAATATTACCTACAGTACTTTTGTTAGTATGGAGAAGGTTATGGATGGAGATTGGGATTATGTTGTCTTTGATGAAGCTCATCTTATTCCTGAAGAGCACAAGTTACCTATTGCTGGATACATGGCCAAGAAGTATAAGCATGTAATCTTTGCTTCTGGAACCTATTCCATGAATACTCTAGCTGATATTGTTATCAACACTAGCTTACCTCAAATTGTAAATTATTCAACTGAGGATGCTATTGAAGATGGTATTATTAGTGATTATACTGTGTATATTCATCAGTATGAACTAGATCCTATTCAAAAGAGACAGTTTGGTAGTGTTAAAAAATGGTGGAGTACAGATGTAAAGGAACTTGCTAGATTAACCAAAGCTGTAGAGACTAGACATGGGGAGAAAAAGATGCTAGCTTCTCTCTCCAGGATGAGATTTATTAATTCAAATGGTAGTCTACTTGATGTTATAAACAAGTGGATAAAAGATAATCCTGATAAGAGGTTCATTATGTTTACAGAGAATGAAGTATTTGGTTTGAAGTTTGGTATTCCTATGTTCAACAGCAAGAGTAAAGATGATAGTGTTTTAAAGCAATTCCAGGATGGAAGTATAAATCAACTTCTTCTCATTAAGAAGGGCTCTGCAGGAATAACGTATCCTAATCTTGACAATATCCTCATTACTGCAATCAATTCTAATGGAGAAACACTTGAACAAATGTTGGGTAGAAGTTTGCTTATTGACACAGAACATTCCGATGTCCATATCTTCACCACGAACAAGCAATTTCAATTGAATTGGTTAAGTTCAGCACTTTCTAACATTCCTGATGAGAAAATTATTTGGTTATTAAAGCCTGTAAATGCTGAGAAAACCACTTAAATGTTGTATATTTATAGTCCAACAATAATTAAAACAATTAGAAAATGAGCACAACAAAAGAAATGGAACTACCAGATGAAATCACACAAGCACAGGCTAATTCACCAAGGGATCTTGTAATTATCGGACAGCCCAAAATCGGAAAAGGAACTATTTTAGGGGCACTAACAAGAGAAAAGAATGCTATTGTATTAGACTTAGAAGCTGGAGGATATGAGTTCATCTCAGCCAGAAAGATTTCTACTTATACTACAAATGAAACAACAGAATGGGAGAGTTTTAAAAATTACATCAAGTACAGAAATGCCTTATTAGAACAGAAAGGTAAGTATGATTTCTTGATTATAGATGGATTATCAGACTTGGATAGTTTATCTGAGATTGGAGGCACTCTTATTTATCAAAATTCAATTATTGGTAAAAACTTTAATAGAGCAACTCCAGGAGCACCTGTTTATGAGGTCACAGATCCTAATTGGAAATCTGTATTAACTCTTCCTGAGGGTGCTGGTTATCGTTATACCAGAGATTGGTTCATGCAACAAATTGATTTCTTCAGACAAATTTCTCCTTATAGAATTTATGCAGCACACGTTGCTGATAAGTATATTAAGGACAATGGGAAGGAAGAAGTTATTGGAAGTGAAATCTCCTTAACAGGAAAACTAAAATCCATCTTTGCATCAAGAGTTACTGCATTAGGGAAACTTATTGTTGATGGTGATGAAAGGTTTATAAATTTTGAAGTTCAGAATGATAGTATTATCGCTGGTTCAAGATTAGCTGCATTATCAGGTAAAATCTTAATCTCTAAAAAGGAGAAAGATGGAACTATTACTGTGTATTGGAATAATATTTATAAATAATTAAATTTTAAAAGATGACTGAAGACATGTTTAATGGTGAACAACGCCAAGAAAGAATATCTGAATATAAACCTCCTAAAGGAGAAGTATTACGTAATTATGATCTTAATATTTCATTTCTCAGTATTGGTATGTTAGTGAAAATTGGATGTAAATCTATTCCTTTTAATTCTATTAAAGAGGGAATGGATGCAATAAATGAATACATTAATAATCCTATAGCTTCTATAGATAAGTGGAATAAAATTTTTAATGAATCAGATAATAATTAATTAATTAACAACTAAATTTAAGCGTTATGGCAATCGGAGGTAAAGAAAGAACAGGTCAAGAAGGTTTTGGAGCAAAACGAGTAGGACTTTTTAGTGCAACAGTGTTAACTGTTAATCCTACTGAGAAGGAATTCAAAGAGATTCTTGGTATGGAACTAAAAGAGGACAGCAAAGCAGCGGAGTACGTAAGTGAACGAGATGGTAATTCTGTAGTTAGAATTGATTTCTGGCTTGAGAATACAGCAGTAGGAGTTGATGGTAGTAAGGATAAACCTTATAAACTATCATTTTTCCTAGAGGACAAAATCAGAACTAACAAGGATGATACCAAGACACAATATATTAACAATATTGGTGTTTGTGCTTGGGCAGATGTTGAAGAGAATCTTCCTTCTTGGTTTATCAAGAGAGATTATAGAACAGCTCATCCTGGGGAAGAAGATTTATTTGAATTCATGAGATCTTGGTTAAATAAACTTGACTATAGAGATGAGGTAACAGAACTTGAGTTAGATTGGAAAAAACTGATGAAAGGTAATGTATCTGATATTAAAGAGCAAGTAGGAGGAGAATGGACTGGAGAAGTTGGCTGTTTGGCCACAGTAATTGTTAAAGAAGTTGATGGAGAACCTAAAGAGTATCAAGGAGTTTATAATAGAGCTTTCTTGCCAACTTATAGTATGAAACAATTCAGACTTATTGATTATGACAATGATAATGTTCAAAAAGCTCTTGCTACCAAAGCTTCCAAAGATCTAAAAGTCTATGAGAGATTTGTTCTTAGAATAACTGGAGAATATGGTTGTAAAGATTTCTTTGTCCTTAAGGACATTAGAGACTATGACTCTAAAGAAAACCCTGTGGCAACCAATGCGCCACTAACAGAAGGGGGAGCTGATTACTAATAGTAACAAGCCCCTGATATAAAAGTTAGGGGCTTTTATTTTTCCACAATGATAGGAGGCGCTAAAAAAACACTAATTACTCCTGATGTAATCCTCCAAAGACTCACTCCCTATGACATATTTAAGTTTTATATGCCAAACAAAGATTGGAGTATCAATCAATCAACACATTCACCATTCAGAAAAGACACTAATCCTTCATTCATAATAGGCAATAGAAGTGGATCTCTACTCTTTGTTGATTATGTAGATTTAAATACTAGAGGAGATTGTTTTACTTTTGTCAAAATGCTATTTGGCATGAACTCAATGGATGCTGTTTTATCTATGATTGACAAAGATTTTGGATTAGGATTATCAGGTAAGTCTACAAATACTGGTGTATACAAAGTAATTACTGCTGAGTATAAGCAACCAGAGGAATTAGGTAAGAGATATACTAACATTCAAGTAGTACCAAAGAAGTTTACTAGCGAAGAACTGGCTTATTGGAATGAGTTTCACCAAGATATACAAGATCTGAGAGATAATAATGTCTTCTCTCTAAGCAAGGTGTACCTCAACAAACAATTATTCAGTTTCAAACCTACAGAACTAAAATTTGGGTATTATTACAATGGTCATTGGAAAATCTATAGACCACACGCTGAGAAGAAAAGTAAGTGGTTACCCAATAATGTTCCTATTTCCATGATGGAAGGACAAGGAAACCTAAATAAAACTCAAACAGCAATAATTACAAAATCTAAGAAGGATTTAATGGTTTTAAAGAAAATATATCCTCATGTATGCGCTGTTCAAAATGAAGGAGCAGGATGTTTCACACAGGAGAACATTACTTTTATAAAAGAAAACTCTTCTAGACAGATTTTAAATTTTGATAGTGATATTCCAGGAGTTACAAATTCTCAACAGATTACAAAATTATATGATTTTGATTATATCAATGTTCCAAGAGAATTTCTTAAAGAAGGAATTAACGACTACGCTGATTTAGCAAAATCTAAAGGATTAGAGTTTGTAAAAATTCTGTTAGAGAAAAAAGGATTATATGGTTAAAAATAGTATATTTGTTTAAAATTTATATCATGGAAAAGCAATGTACAAAATGTAAATTAACCAAGTCTAAAGATGATTTTTATACTAGAAAATCAGGTCTTACCTCTTCTATATGTAAACTTTGTCATAAAGATTACTATAAGGAATACTCTCAAAAAAATAAAGAAAGTTTAATTCAAAAAGCTAAAATATGGCAACAAGAAAATAAAGAAAAGAGAAAAGTAACCAAACAAAAATGGATAGATAAAAATCCAGATTATCACAAACAATATAGGGATAAGTACTATATTGATAATCCAAATTATAATAAGACACAGTATTGGAAAGATCCTGAAAAAAGGAGAGAAGCATCTAAACAGTTTAGATTAAATAATCCTACTCATAATCAAGAATATCAAAAAGAAAAATGTAGGACTGATATAAATTTTAGACTAACAAGAAACCTAAGAAGCAGAATGAAATATGCTCTTAATAATAATGCTAAGGCTAATAAAACTATTCATATATTAGGATGTTCAATTCCTTTTCTTAAGGATTATTTACAATCAAAATTTCTTCCAACTATGACTTGGGAAAACTATGGCAGATATTGGCATATTGATCATATAATTCCTTGTTCTAGCTTTAATTTAAGTAAAAAAGAAGAACAGGAAAAATGTTTTCATTATACTAATCTTCAACCTTTATTTGCTGTTACACAAACAATAAATGGTATTACTTATATAGGAAATATTAATAAAAAGGATTATTATGAAAGAAACTAAAAAATTTATAGAATTACAGAAAGAGCTATTAAGGCACAAATTTCTGTACTATGTACAGAACACACCAGAAATTTCTGATTATGACTATGATATACTAGAACGAAAGTCTCTCTACCTTGCAGATACATTAGGATTTAATGCTAATCCTTTTACTGGGCCTGAAGAGAATGAAGCACATCATGTACATTGGATGATTGGATATAACGAAAACAGTATTTATAATGAAGGATAGAATAAAAGGATTAATAGATGATTATGATCGTAGAATAAGAGCTTTAGATATTCTCAACGAACAAGCAAATGATAATTTGTCTAAGGTAAGACTTGGAGCTAAGAAATCTGTATATGAGGACGTTATTAAGGACTTAAAAAAGATTTTAGAAAATGTCAAAGACACAGCCTAAGTCAGGAATTTATACCATTACTTGCTTAGTTAATAATAAAGTTTATGTTGGTCAATCTATTAATATTAAACAAAGATTGACCAAACATAAACAAAAATTATTAACAAATAAGCATCCAAATATTTACTTACAATCTTCCGTAAATAAATATGGTATAGATAAGTTCTCTTTTGAGGAATTAATTCTATGTGACGAGTCATTACTATGTTCAGAAGAACATTATTGGGTTACTATTTTGAATAGTTTAAATAGAGAGTTTGGCTTTAATATTGATAACACTTCTCCAATAAATTTTAGAGTAGCAAGATCTGCTGAAACTAAAGATAAATTAAGGAGGGCAAATCTAGGTAAAAAACACTCTGAGGAAACTAAAGAAAAATGTAGAGTTTCATCAACAGGAAGAATAATGTCAGAAGAGCTAAAACTTAAAATGAGTTTAGAAAGAAAAGGTAAAACAACTACAGGAGATAAAAGGATACCAATTACTCAATATGATAAAAATAATAATTTCATAAGAGAATGGACTTCTGCTTCTGAAGCAAGTAAAGCCCTAGGATGTATAGCTAGTGAAATATCTATGGTATGTAGACAATACGCTGGTATAAGCAACAGTAAGAAAGGTATAATTAGAAAAACAGCAGGAGGATTTATATGGAAGTACAAACAAAACTAAAAGAAGATTCTCTCGCTCCAAGATTTGGAACATGGTGGAAGAAAATACGTCCTTTTTGGGCTAGTGGAGGGTTTGATCCTGTTTATTCATTTCTAAGGGCACAATCTCAAGCTGGAAAACAAATTTGTCCAGCATCCATGCATACCTATCGTGCTTTTGTAGAAACTCCTTTTGAGGAGCTAAAGTGTGTTATTGTATGTCAGGATCCTTACTTCAAGTTTGTAAATGGAAGTCCAATAGCCTCTGGAGTTGCTCTCGATTGTTCAATAACAGCAAGAGTACAACCTAGTTTACAGAATTTCTATTCTGGTTTAGAGAAAGAGCTATTTGATGGTCTAAACTTAAATTATGTTCAAGATTATGATTTAAGTTATTTGAGTGCACAAGGAGTATTACTACTCAATGCAGCTTTAACTGTGGAAAAGGATAAACCTAATAGTCATATGGACATTTGGGAACCTTTCACTAAGTTTCTCCTACAGGAAGTTATCTCCACTACAGGAGTACCAGTACTCTTTGTAGGTAAAGAAGCCTCTAGATTTGAACTGCTTCTAGCAGGAACCAATCCAACTTATACTCTGTCTCATCCAGCTTCCTCAGCATATACAGGAAGACCATGGGAAACTGAAGGAGTATTTACAAAAATCAATAAAAACATTTGGGAGAGTAACGAAGAGACCATTATGTGGCTTTTAGTGGATCCACCATTTTAAAACAAACACCATGGAAGAATTAGAAGAACAAGATTTAACTATCATTGATTTATTTGCAGCAGTAGCCTTAATTGGAGTACAATCAAGAGGAAGTTTTTTAGAGACTCCTGAACTAGTAGCTAGAAAATCTTTTGATATAGCAGAAGCAATGTATAATGAACGTAAGAGAAGAATGAATAACTCAAACGAACAATCATGCACGCAAGAATAGAAGATCTTAGAAAAGGAGATGTAGTCCTTGTGGCGCTAGGTAATAACCTAGCAGAATTAAAAATATTAAGACAACCTTGTTTAGCCAAAAGAGGTAATAAAGTAAATTGGTATGGTGTTCCTAGATGGACATCTGTCCTATGTGCTTGTAGGGAGGAAACAATAACAGGAACTTCTACAGGAGGAAGACCTTGGAAAATTACAAAGTCTGTTGTAGCTGATGGTAAAGATTATACCCGAGAAAGAAGAATAGATTTTACTTTTAAAACTTGTTGGATCATAAAAAGAGAAATATGAAACTCAGACTAAATATTGGAGGAGAATTAGAAACAGGGGATGTTGTAGGTATAGCCTATAACAACTATATAGCCTTTGGATGGTTTGTGGAACCAGGAGGAAGTGGATCATTAAAGTATATGTCCTTTACACATGTAGTGTCTGTAAAAAAGTATTATGATGATTACACAGCTGGAAAAGCTATAGGTGCTTATACAGCAAAAAGATTTGCTAAAGGATTATCATATAAAAGTCTCTCCAAAGATTATGTTATAACTTTTGGAGGTACAGGCAATAGAGCTTTTAAAATAGCTAATCCAGAGGAATTCTTTAAAGATGCAGGTATTACAGAAACTAATTATCGAGTAGGTAGAGAAGTGTTAAACAGTATAAAATTTCCAGCAAAATGATAAATGAGAAACAGATTTTAAACAAAGTATTGGAGGAGGGACAATCACAAGCGAGTATAGGAATGACATTAGACATGGAGAGTGCGCAAGTGCTCATGCAAATGTTAAGTAAGAACCTGTATTCAGATCCTATTGGATCAACTGTAAGAGAGTGCGCATCAAATGCACTAGATAGTCATAGAAGAGCAGGAGTGGCAGAAGCTATTGTTGTCTCTCTAAAAGTGAATACCCAAAATAACTATGAGTTCTGTGTTGAAGATTTTGGTACTGGCCTGGATGCTGATGATGTAGAAAACATTATTAGTAAATATGGTAAGTCTACTAAGAGAGAAAGCAATACTGAGATAGGTATGATGGGATTAGGTTTCAAGTCTCCCTTAGCATATTGTTCAAGTTTCTATTTTACTTGTAGAAAGGATGGAATAGAACGTAAGTATATGATGTACGAAGGTGAGGACGTGAATACCATTGATCTGCTTTATGAAACTCCTACAGAGGAAAGAAATGGAGTGAAGGTTATTGTTCCAGTTAAGTTTGCAGATAGATTTACATTCAAGAGAAAAATCAATGAACAATTGGCTTATTTTGAGAGTGTTTATTTTGATGTGAATGTACAGAATGAGATTGTTACTAATGAATTCAATATTCATAGATCAGAGCACTTCCAAATTTCTGAGATGAATACTGATCTGAGTATTCATATCTGTCTAGATAATGTTTACTATCCATTAGACTTTGCAAAACTAGGTATTCCAATTATCTCTTTACCTATAGGACTAAGATTCAGTTTGACTGATGGTCTTTATCCAACTCCTAACAGAGAGCAATTGATTTATTCTTCTCAAGCAAAGGCTACAATTCTTAAGAAACTTGAAATAGTATCTGACTATTTTGTAGATAAGTACAATGAGCATAATATTGACTGTGATAGTGTAAAAAGCATCTTTGAGTATTATAGTAGTAGTAACAGAAATGTAACTATTGGAAATACAGTAATAGATGTGAGTAAGTTCCCTATGACTATTGGTAAGAAATTCAAAAAACCTGAGTATAAAAAGTTTCCTCTAACTGATTTCCAACTTCTTTATAGACACAAAGACTATATGTTCTATGAATATAGGTTGAGCTTGGAATTTTATAGAGGTATGTTCAGACAGGTAAAAGGTTATCATAGTGGTAACTTAGGATATAATGATATAATTAATCAAAAGAAAATCTATGAGTATGATGAGTTGTTTGTAGGCAACAAAAAATCATATATAAAAACATTACTTCCAGTTAATTCTTATGATACTATTAAGTTTGTAAAAAAATCCAAAACATTAACTCTTAGAAATAAGGATAGAAATACTGCTTATGGTGGTTATATAGATATTTTAGATCTAAAACGTCATCCTAAGTCATCCTGGAGAGCTCGCATTATTGAATTTCAAGCTATTGTTAAGGAACTTACTTCCAAGATAGAATTTGTGGATGATATAGCAATTCCTCAAGCTTGGTTAGACGCTAGAAAAAAGAAAAGAGTTTCTATGGGAAGTGGAACTAAGAGATTAAAACTTCAAGGAGAAATCAATTGTAAACAAGCTACAGACCTTCAAAGATATGTTAGTGGTAAGAGTAGTAAACTAGTTCCTAGAGTAATGAAAGTAGAGAATATAGAATCTTCTAAATGTCTAATTGTCTATGGTAAACAAGAACATGAGTCTCTAGCAGATCAACTTTATTCTGTGTCTTGTAGTCAAAAGGTAATATATCTTATTCTATCAGATAGAGAACACAAAGTAGCACAAACACTGGATTTTCACAATTTTATCTCAATTGAAAAGTTTATGGAAGGCAAGAACAAACCATTCAAAAGAATCATTACTGGGTATTTGATTCATGTCCTACAGGAGAAGTATAATGATACTTTTTCCAAAAAAGAAGTATTAAAAACAATTAGTAAACCTCTTTATGATGAGTTAATTAGATTAACAGCTTATCATAATGCTAATTATCATAGACTTGGAGATTATGATGTTTACGAAGCTATGTTGGTCATTGCAGAGGAACACAAACTCTTTGATGAAACAATCTATACTGAGTATAAGAAGGTCAAAGATTTACTGGATAACTTTCCTTTCATAGAAACAACTATGGAGATTTTCCCTTATTCTCATTATAATCCAATCAAAGATGAACACAAAAACATTCTTTCAGATTTGTTTAAGTATTACAGAATCAGGATTGATTACACGAACTACAAATTGGTTCTTAATGAAGACATTATAGAACCTCTTACAGAGGAAACCATTGAAGAATTAACACAAAACAACTAGAAAAATGGAAAACAAAGAAGAATTTCTCTCCTTGGAGAGGTTCAAGGAGAGAGTAGGTCAAGCTATTGATAAAGCAGTAGAAGAAAGAATAGATTCATTAACAGAGTTAGTACCAACTCCTAGAGAAGGAAGACCCTATATGATCTTAAAGCTGGTTAATGAAACTTTAACAGTAGTCTTAAATGATGGTATAGTATATACTAAGCCTAATGCAACTGAAAAGGATTACTTGACAGTTCAAAATGCTAAGTCTGCAGAAGAAATTCTTTCTGTTATTGAGGATGTAGTAGTTGCAACACAAGTAAAAGAGGATAGAAAAGAAGCTGTTAAGTTAACAGAGATGGCTGATGGGTTCAAGTTACTTGAACAATTGGTGGATTTTACTTCTGATGGAAGTACTTTGTATTTAACAGGAACAAAAAGGTCTATACCTCCTTTGTTAATAAACAAATTTGCTCAAGTTGTAGGTGCACATAAGTATACTGACTTTCAAGAACTTGAATATAACCTAAAGGAAGATGATGAATACCAAGGGTTGAAGAACTTCTTCATGTGGTGTTGTTTAAATCCTAGAGCTGAAGTAGCTGCAAGTTTATATGGATTCTTAGAGAAAAATGGTATGAAAATTACCAAACAAGGTTTCTTTGTAGCTCTTAGAAATGTAGTGGTTGTTAAAAAAGATAAAACAGATACTACTTTGATAGATGCTATTAGTAATGGCTATAACAAAGTAAAAGCTGTGTGGAAGAAAAATCCAGCTGATTTTAATCTTGTTAAGGATGATGATGATAAATATCATGTATTAAATGTAACATCCTGTATTAGTAAATATCATTTAATAGGTAATCTTAAACAACTTTACCTAGATATGCCTACTCTTGATGAGAACAGATACACTGATAACTGGACACATAGCTTTGACATTAGAATTGGTCAAGTGGTAAGTATGCCTAGTGAGAAATGTAACTGGAGTACTCAGGATTGTGCTACTGCTGGGTTACATTTTGCTGGTCACACAGCACCATATGTATTGTGTGGTGATACAACTGTGTTCACTTTACATAATCCTATGAAAGTTGTAGGTATTGGAAGTGAGAAAGGAAGATGTTGGGAGTATTTGCCATTCATGACAACTAATGTCAAAGAAGCTAATGCAATTATGAACTCTAGATCTTTTGATTTTCTTCAAATAGATGAAGAGTATGCTATCAAGGAACTTGAAGATTTAGCCACTAAAGCTAAGGAAGGTTTTGTAGTGGAAGCTTCTAAGTATGAGTTCAATATACCAAGCATATCTAGTGCTGAGATCAACAGTATAGTTCTCTCTCTAGGAGAAATGAAAGACAAAATAACTAAAAGAGTTAGTGTTATAGACTAGTTTTTAATCAAGAGCATTAGAGTTTTTCGTAACTTTAATGCTCTTATTAATCTGTTTAATTATGAAGAAGAAGGCATATAAAAGAGCGAGTAAAGTAATTAAGAACAGAAATGCTGGTACATTCACTGAGGCATCATTTTGGACTTTTATTCGTAATTCCTTGAGGAGAAGAAGTATTGTGTGGAAACCAATTAGTTTAGCTAGAGAAAGAGCTAAGCGCCCTTATGTTGGTACTAGTGTCAGACAAAAATGGGAATACCAATGTAATGTATGTAAGAAGTGGTTTAAGAGTACAGAAATATCTGTGGATCATATTAAGCCTGTTGGAGCACTGAATAATGCACAAGATCTTCCTAACTTTGTGGAAGGGTTATTTTGTGAGATAGACAATCTTCAGTGTATATGTTCTAACTGCCACAGTGCAAAGAGTTTAATTGATAATCAGAATACTAGAAGTAAATGACAACTCTATACCAATATTGCAATAGTTGTAAAACAACCAAAAATTTCAATCCCGAAACAATGAAGTGTTTAACCTGTAATAAATCAAAAACCAATGAAAAAGACAGTAAAAACTCTCTTCATGAATGACACTATGGTGTCCATAAGAGACTATGAAGTTGAAGAATGTGTCAGAAAGAATGATGCTATGCACATTCATTTTGAAGACAAAGTTATGACAATGGATCCATCAAGTCTTGAGAACAAGATTCTGAAGACTTCAGGTCCTTTTGCCAGTAAGACTGGAGGTAAAGGTTATATGTTGCATACTTACAAGTGGGATCCTAATATTGAGTATGATGATTAAAGGAGTAAACAAAACCAAGGAAGAAGCGAAGTATAGAGCTATTCCTGTAGATTCTTCATCCAGCTTGAAAGATTTCAGTATGGACAGAAGAAAGTATTACAAGAAGCACTATCTAAGAGAAAAAGTGGAAGAAAAAGAGAATCTAGCCACTAATATGGGTAAGCTGGTAGAGACATTACTCCTCGAGCCAGAAGAGTTCGACAACAGATTCTATATGTCCTCAACTGTCTCAGTTCCTACAGGACTAATGTTAGAATTTGTTGAAGCATTGTATAAGATTACAGATGCTGCTGCAGATGGATTTGGTGTTGTAGCTAGACCCATGGAAGAAATGGTTGATGAGGCATATAAAGCTTCTGGCTTCAAAATAAGCAAGGAGCAGGTCGTTGGCAAGTTTCTAGGTAGCAGTGCTGAGATTTACTACAGGGAAATAAGAGAAGTTAGATCCAAGAATCTAATTGTAATTACTTCTCAGGATATTACTAATGCAGAGAAAATTGTTGAGGAACTACGGAATAACGAGTTCACTAGTGACATTATCAATAGAGTGTCAGATGATAGATATACTGTACTGAATCAATTCAAAATTGAAAGTTACTATGTTGATGGCCATGAGTTCAAATCTATGCTAGATAAAGTTATCCTAGATAAGGAGGAAAATAAAGCCTATATCTATGACCTTAAGTGTGTTTGGTCTGTAGAAAACTTCTTTAATGACTATTATCTCTATAGAAGAGCATACATCCAAGGACTATTATACTTTAGAGCAGTAAATTATCTTTCACAACAAGAAGATAGTATACTGTTTGGATATAATGTTGAGTTTCTAAAGTTTATTGTCTGTGATAGTATAAATTATTACAGTCCTTTGATCTTTGCTATGGATAATAAGGATATGGCAGAAGCTTATTTTGGTTTTACATGGAATGATAAAATATATCCAGGAGTAAAATCACTTATTGAAGAACTGAAATGGGCCCAGGAGAATGATATTTGGAATATCAGCAAAAGTAACTATGAAAACAAAGGATTTGTAAATATCAAGCCAAATGGAACCTAAAAAAACAATTTCTTCGACCTTCTTTGTTCCTTCTTTGAAGATAAACAAAGACAATCTATTAAAATCAGGGTATATCAATGCCTATTTTAAAGATGATAATAAAGACATACAATATGAGGATTGTGTCTATCTCTTGTTCAAACCAGAGAACTTAAGAGACTTTAGACAATTCCTGGAGGAGGAATATGAAAGAACGAGTAATATTATTGAAGATTATGATTATGGTGGAGGTTTTGTTGTTGTGGTTTATAGATTAAATCCTAGATATAAAAAAGATTTTGATTTAATTAGAAGAGGACAGTATTCTCACACCTCAAAGAGTTTCCAATCAGAGTTTCCTAAAACTATTAAGATTCCTAATGGACTCTCTTATAAAGAAGAGATTTCTATCCAATTTAGAATTTTTAATAAGACAGCTGATTTAAAAGACTTTTGGGAACAAAAAATAAATGTAAAATTTGATGATTCCCAAGAGGTTTGGTATGAGTTTAATGAGGAAAAAGAAACATTAACCTATAAGAAACTTGAGGAACTTGTCTAATGGAAGAGATTTATGAAGAACTAAAAGGAACCCTGATAGTACATGACAAGTATCAGGGTGTGGTTTGTGGTTATACAGAAGGACACTTTATTCTTGCTGTAGAAACTAAGGAAGTTGGCAAATTCTTTAGAGTCCTAAAGAAGGATTTTTTTGTTGAAGAAGCATATAAGGATCCTAAATACAGATATATACTAGAAGATGAAAGAACAATTGTAAAACAGAAGAAAATATGGCAGCAAAAAAACCTGCAGTAGAGGGACAAAGCAAACTAGCTGAGGCTATGGAGAAATTAAATAAAGCCTATGGCCAAGGAACAATCCTCACTCTTGATGATAAAACAACAGGAAATTATGATGTGATTAGTACTGGATCTATAGGATTTGATTATATAGCTCTAGGAACAGGTGGATTTGTCGAAGGTAAGGTTTATGAACTCATGGGTTGGGAAGGAACAGGAAAATCTACTATATGTGGACATGCTGCAGCAGAATGTCAAAAGAAAGGGGGAGTGGTTGCTTATATAGATGCAGAACATGCTGTAGATAAGCACTATTTTGAAGCCCTAGGTGTTGATACTACTAAAATGTTGATTGCTCAGCCAAACAGTGGAGAAGAAGGCTTCCAAATAGCTATAGATTTGATTAAAACAGGGGAGATTAAGCTAATGATCATTGATAGTGATAGTTCACTCATGCCAAAGAAAGTTGTTGATGGTGATATGGGTGATAGTGCTATTGGTAAGAAAGCTGTCCTAAATAATGCTTCCTATCCGAAGTTAAAGAAT